GCAGCAGCGGGCGCCGGGGCGTTCCCGTGACCTAGTGTGGTGGGCGCAGAACTCTTGCCGCCACCCTTGGTGGCGGACTCAATGGCTTCGTTTTCTTCTTTCTTTTGGCGCATTAATCGGTTCACAAACCATTCACGCAATTTGATAGGCAAATTATACGCCTCCATGAGGCCCCAGCCACCATGATATTTCAAAAAGAAAAATTGTTCGTAAACGTTTTCGTTATACTCTGGCGTCAGGCCAAAAAAAGCTGATTGTAAAGGGAAATATGATGTCGTCTTCGTAACCACACTCGTTACAGACGACCCCCTTCCGCAGCGTGATGGTGGGAGAAACCTTATCGTATATTTCTCTCAAAAAACGTGAATCTCGTAGTGGTAGAGACTCTACATACCTAACGATGATATCTCGGTCCTCGTGACCCATGACAGATACAATCATTTGTTTAAGTTGATCCGTAATTAGTTGATCGGAAACTTTCTTCTTTTTGCGTTTTTCCGAAAGATCCAACATTACACGTTCGTCGTGGCCGTTAAGGAGCCGAAAGACGATATTAACCGGAGAGCTGGGAACCGTTACTTCAAAAGTTTCAGGAGTTTTCTGAGTGACACCTATATCTCCCAGTTCGTCAAAACCAAGGGGATCCTGGATTACTGCTTCTTCCAGATTATATTCATACTCATCCGCATGACCACAATCAGTACAAGTAATTTTGGCGCCGTAATCGGAGCCATAACCTGATGCACGGGCAGCAATAAGAATTGCATTCCTATCGGCAATGAGCAGGTCACGAGAACGAACCTGCTTGTTTACCAACAAACTATCAATTAGTCTATCAAGCACAAGACCCTTTTCAATCAATGAACGAGAACTTAATAAGTCCTCTTCTTTGGCAGTCATGTATTTGATCTCAATTGATTCCGCACCATGCAGGGCGTGGCCTTCGGGATAATGTAAACCCCGGCTCGGTAGAGCAACAAACTCAGTCGGAACTATAAAAGATAGCGGGTCTGCTTGCGATTCTGTGGTTGTCTCTGGGACCGTGGGAGCATCCGGGTGGGGCGCGCCCAAGCGGTCTGCATTATTTCTGCGTGCCAATATGCACCTCTCTCTCAAATATAATTATATCACCAATCTAAATTTAATTAAATATTATTCTGATTGTTGGTCGTCGTCGGAGTCGTCATTGCGCCTTAAACCCAGCGGGTCTGAGTTTCGGAATTCCTCCCTATTACGAAGAATGTCCTGACCCAGAGCGCGGTAGATGTCCGTCGGATTAGCGTTGCCGGCAGCGTCAGTTGGAAAACGGCTGTTGTCGTTAGAACCATGAATGTTATTGCCAGGGCCGCCAAATGGGCTTCCTGGGCCACTATCGGGCACCTCCGGGGATGGGGCGCCGGAATAAGACTCTTCAGTTCTTTGCTGCTCGTCTGTCCAGTGTTCCGGTGTATCCTCGGGACGCGGGGCTCCCGGGAAGTGCTGTTCTGTGGGAGTCTGATCGGGCTGGCCTGCTCCAGTCTGTAGAGGTGCCAAGTCGTTATCTGCCGGTGGATTTGAAGATGCATAAGACTCCGGAGATTCCACAGGCGGCTCTTCTATGGCATCAGGCAGGCCTGACCCAGTACCGCCCCAATCAATTTCCTCTGGTATTCCCGAAGCATGCTCCTCCGGTGTGGTTTGGGTAACATTCGCAGGATCTGGTGGGGGTTCGGTGGCATACGCGCGCGCCTCGTCATGAGTTGGGCTCTCGCCGGCGCTCGGTTCTTCATCTAAGGTGGCGGCCTCACCGCCGGTGGTCTCCCCTCCTCGGGTTTGTAGATCTGCAATACGCTGGGCATGGTCTCCCTCTCGTTGCTCATCGAGAATTGCCTTTTCTTCAGCTGTTTGGCGCGCAGCCGCGGCTTCTGCTGCCTTCGCAGCTTGCGCCTCTTGTTCGGCAACCTGCTCGGCCTTCGTTTTAAGAAGAGGCTCAAGCATTCCGCGCCTCTTGGCTGGGTCTTTCCCAACGGCTCGGGCCATCACACTATCAACCTTCACATCCCGCAAATTAAGCCTTTGATTCGTTCTATCGGTAATAGATTTCTGAATCTTGTCTGCAGTAGATGTCGGGAAAGGCTTCTGTTGTCCTGTTTCATCGGCACCCAATGATCCCTCTTTAACAAAGAAGTTGGGATAGCGCGCATAGGCATCTGCTAACAACTTCGGTAATTGATAACCAAAATCTTCTGAAGAATTAACTGAGTATTTATCAGGGCCTCTCGCGCCGCGGCGGGTCAAGAGGCCCGTATTGTTACTTACGAAGGCCTCATACGTATAGCCCGCAAAAGAAGCTACCCGGGGTGCCAAAGTAACGGTGGTCGTCAAAAAAGCTTCGCCCGCATAAGAATACTCGGTAAACTGAATGCTCGTAACAATAGGATCATAAATTTTATGTATGCCCACTGGTGTTGCATCAAAAAACTGAGCTACTCCCATAGTGGGGGTGATGGTTTCGGTAGGGTCGGGCCGAGCACCCATATCTAATACTGTCAAAATGCGCTTTTCGCGTGGGACCTGCTGGCCCCATAGAACATCAGGATAAAGTGCACAGTCTACACTACCCTGGCCTGTCTTGTTGGCCAACTGAAAGAGCAAATTCATTGAAAAATGCAAGTCATCTCTTACAGTGCTCACCAGAGTCAAGGTCGCTTCATTAAGTTTAGCGCTGGCTTCCCGGGCAACCGGAGCCATAACCTTCGATCCCGGTACTGCAGCCATTGGCATACTTGTGCCATATTGCGGCGGATCAAAAGCACTCACTATATAGCTTTGTCCCAGAACAGAGACATACTTATGTATTAAATCGATACGCTGCGCTTCAGTCCTAATTGTGTTGTGCACTGCACCCGGAGGGCACGTCGAGCGAGGACGCTCTGTTGCACCCCCGGCCCCCGATTTCTTCGCTTGATTTTTCTTTTGACGGCTCAAGGCAGCCTTGTCCCGGGCCCTGCGGAATCCCTCTAGGGTGGCTTCTTCTGAGCCGGCAGATATCACCAGCGGGGGCTGAAGAACGTCTCTTAAATCGCGAGTATCATAAACGCCGCTGCCAGCGACAGGCATATAGACCGGAAACGAACATAAAAATCTATGCTGTTGTTTTGGCTCTACAAACGGGTCTGACCAAACTACCTGGCCAGATTCGGACCGGTACTCGGTCCCCGGAATGGCGGTTCCCGAGGCCATTTACTAGCCTCCGAATACGTATTCAGCCCAGTCGTAGCGGAGTCCTATGTCTACCGTTAACAAATCTTCGTTACTATAGTCCAACGTGCCATAAGACACCGAAGTTACCCAAGGATTATTTAAAATATGGGTTCCCAACACAATGCCATCGCCATTAAGCTCTGACACACGCACTTTGTCACCGATGGCGCGGACTGCGCCGGCCTTATTAACGGTCGCTGCATCTGCTGCCACCACAGAGGAGTTGGTAGAAACCTGATTTGGCATGCGATATCCCGAGGCCAGTAGAACAGCCTGCAACTCCGCGTCCATATCTGGATCTGACGAGTTGACAAACTGCATGGTAATGTCGTTCCACGTAACACGTCCCGGATAATAGAAAGTCTTATCCAAGAATTGATGCTCGGTCACACCGATGGTGTAAGCGGGCTTAACGAACGTCCTTGCAAAAATCTGCGAAGGTACGTTGCCAGGTAGGTCGAAGGTCACCAAAAAGCGATGTGAGCGTTTCGGTTCTGCTAGGGGGTTGTCCCAAAATAATGCCATTTTAAATTCCTCTGTTTAAATTAATTAGTGGNGGGGAACAAATCCCCCCCGTCCTTATTAAAATTCTACTCCACTCCTTGTAATTACGAAGTCTAGTGCAATAAATTCAATAGCTCTAGTGGGCTTAAGCAGAATCTTCGCGTACATAATGTTCCTGTCAACCAAGTCTGGGGTCGTGGTGTTCGCATCCAAAATAACCCGGTAGTCGGCCAATCCGAAGCGCTGTTGAATAGAGCTTAAGAAAGGATCCACACGGTTAATAAAGCGATTCCATGTAATCTGGACATTGGGATCAAACAGAATGCCATTGGAGATAATGGTAATCTGCTTGCGCAAGTAAATCATCAAACGCCGCACGTTAATTCGGTCCAGGGCAGAAGGAGTCGCCTGAAGCGTCTTCTGACCGAAGACCACGATTCCTTCCGATGGGAACGATGCGATGGGGTTAATGTTTACTTCATATAGATTGTCTCGCTGCTTGGCAGTGAGCTTTTCTACCACGTTGATAACGTTCAAGCCCGCGTTGCCGTTGTTGAGACCGCCGCGATTAAATCCGGCNGGTGCGAACCAAAGTTCGGAACGAGCAGCTGACGCCGCCATAACACCGAGAGCTACTGTGGAGGGGGGTACCCACACTCGCGTAGAAGCGGCGGTGTCATTAATCTGCATCCACGGATAGTAGGCACATGCATAACTCGTGTTAAGATCACGGTCCTTAATGCTAGTAACAGTATTGGCACTTGAGCCGCGGCGATCATTAAAAGCCACAGGGCCCGAGGTGCTACCTTCCGTCACAGGCAGGAAGCCACTTTCCAAGTCAATGATGGCCAGCGTATCCTTACGCTCTTCTGCCATAGACATCAGCTTGTTGGTGGTCTGCCTATCGGAAATACCAGGGATAGCCGCCATGTTGATATTGATTTGATCCACATCAGCGACGGCATCAATAGCCTTCGTCAAAGTATAGTAAGCAGAATAGTCCTTCACGTCCTTCGCGTCGTTAGTTCCGCCAAGAGCACGTGTATCGTTAAAAGGATTTCGCTCCAAAATATCAAAGCCATCAAATCCACCATACATGGGAAGAGTAAACCGATCAAAGCCACGGTCTAAGATGCCCGTATAAGAGCCTGTCACAGAGGTACAGGAAGTACCAGCGCGACGGCCGCCCTGTGGGGTGCCGCGATAAACCGTATTTGATTGAGGGCTACTGACCGGATTAGTACCGCCGACGATTCCATTAAAATATTCACCGACATCAGAGCCACTATGTGTGGCCTGCCCAGTGGTCGCCGAATAAACCAAGTCATCCAACGAAAAGCCAGGAGTTAAAACAAAGCTACCGGCTGCCTGGCTTTCGGGCATGCGGTAAAGATGGTCTAAAGTGCTCCCATCAAAAATTAAAGTACTTGCGGCCTGGTTGGTGCTAAGTCCAAAGAAGGCATTCGTAGTGTCCAGCAGGCGCCCGTCAGCAGACGAGTTGCGCATAGGCAGCGTAGGCATTGCCAAGCTAGCCGAAGTAATCAAAGCGCCTTGAGCCACAGTGGGCCAAGTTACCTGACCCGAACTGGTGTCAGACTGAGGTGGTATCCCTGGAACAATGACGTCGGCGCCTACAAGGCCGGCGGCAGGAACACTGCCTGTACCTGCAAGTTCGCCAATAACACTCATGGAGACTTGTGACGAGGCATTGGTCGGGCCATATGTGCTGCCGTTCAAACTATAATCCATAATTTGGCTGCCACTTAAGCAAATACCGAAGCCACGGAAAGTTGGAACGCCCTTGAAACCAAAGGGAAGGAGGGCGGAATCTTGGCCGCCGGCATCCACCAAGTCCGAACACTCAACGCGGCAATATTTAGACTGAACATCATATTGACCGTCCACGTTCCACTTCTTGTTCGTGGTATCCCAGCTAAAGCTGCGATCACCAATTCGCTTACCAATAAAGTTATTAGAAGCGGGATCTAGGTTAAGGTTGTTAAACTGTTCCAGAATGACGGGATTCTCATCTGTATCCTGCATAGAGCGCACGAGAAGTGTAAAACTACCATACGGCTCAAATTGAGGGTTAGGGGAGGCCTTCACGTCAGAGATTGAAATCTTATAATTTCTCTGTTCATATTCAACTCCCTCACGGGCAAGAATACGGAAGAGAGGCTCAACGGTACTATTAACATCAAAGCTACCTGAGTTGTCGCTCAAATCCTGACCAACAATCCAGGGGGTTGCGGGCACTTTATAGTTGGTGCGGAAGTCGCCACCACTTGTTGCGCCGGTAGAGCCGCTCACCAAGGATAGAATAACACCCACAGTATCGGTAAAGTCTGTACGACTAATCAACGCAGAGTCGGTGTCGGCCAGTGTAGTGATATAACTCACGACAGAATTTTCAAATGACTGGCCGAGCCAGTAATCTTGACGATTTGCTTCAGCCGTGATATCAGAGTTACATAAAGTAGGATTGGTATTAAAAACTTTCCGAATGTACCGGCCGCTCTTCGGATCAAAGTTGAAATTCTTTTCTACAGTCCCCGTACGATCGCCCGTAATACGAACCTTAAACTCTCGCGATGTGCCACTCCCGATGGGGGTGGGATCGACGAGGGCTGCGGCGCCGGCGACTTGTGTTCCAACACCATGAAAAGCTCCCGACAGCTCTACGGTTACGTTAGAGCCGGTGGTGTAAAAGATGGCTGCCAGCATTCCCTCGCCGTTGTTGTTCGCCGGCGTAGCGCCGGTAGAACCGCTACCGATAATAAAAAGACCATAAGCGCCACCGGCGTTATTCTCTTTGGTAACAGCGGGAACTTCCCAGCCAGCGACACCGGCCGTATTAGCAGTAGGATCCTGATCTCCCACGAGGCGGATATATGTAAGAGGAGCGCCATTGGCAAGATAGGCCTGCGCGGCATATGCACCGTACATAGGGTTGGCCTTGTTGCCGTTTCGCCACGGATCTGGGTTTCGGGTGCTACCCGGTTCGGGTGCGCCGTATAAATCTACAAAATCAGCATAAGTAGAAACAGTAACAGGAACCATGGCTGGTCCCTTCTTAGCAACGCCCATGACGACAGGGCCTGCTCCTAGGGCTGGGGGGCCCTCAATTTGTGATTGGTCGATCTCATTGATGAAGACACCAGGTGATACAAATCTAAATCTATCAACGGACATGTGTTAACTCCTCTAGAAACTTATAATAAGTGTTCAAATATAAATAGTAAATTAATTGGCTAAATAACTTTTACTCTCTATAAAAGCCCGAATTATCCAAAAACTCCTGGATGTCCCCAAATATTACTGTTTCGCGGGGGATTCGGACTTCTACGGCATTTTCGCGATACACCAAATTTGGCTTCTCTTGGTTGTCCCCGTCGCCGATTAAATAACCCAGAACCTTAAGATTAAGGATGGACTCATAATTTCGTTGCTCCATGCCCAAAGAAGCCACATTAGAATTGTTGGTAAGATTTCCGTCAAAAAAGGCCTCAAATTTGTGGCCTTCGCTCTCCAGGCGAAAAGGCATCCGATTTAAACCACCCTGGCGAATAAACTTTCGGGCGATTTCATTCATCTGTTGCTGATATTCCGTGCGAATAGAAATTTCATATCGCATAGCAATCCATGTAGGAAAGGGTATCGTAATGGTTCTATAAACAGTTTTATTGTTGCGAACTGCGGGCCATGTTTGGCGTCCATACTTTCTTTTTGCGTAAGCATTTTGAAATTCAGCAGTCTTTTTTTGATATATCTCGCGCCCGACCGTAATGCTTCCCCCCATCGCGTCGCGAACTTCAGGAATGTTGGCAGCAGGAATACCGTACTCGGAGGCAGGATTCTTTTCTACCTGAGTTCGGTTTACGGTGATTAGAGGTAACACCAAGGTCTCTTCTTTATCGCGCAAGTCCTTGTTGTGTTTAATTTGATAGGCTCGTTCGGCAGTCACCCACAAAACAGGTACCTTTTTAAAGCCCTCATTTGTCTCAACAGAAATATTAAGCCTTTCATCCACATATTTCAATACGGATTTATCAATAGTTTCCAAAGAAGATGCAGCAAATGGCACCTTTTTAACTACAGTGGGGTCATTGAGACCTAGATTTTGATTCTTCGGAGGATTTTTAATCTCCTCCTCGGTGCGAGTACTGGCTATATTCTTGGTAAACCGTTGGCGCTGGCGAATATTAGGCTGCGTCGTCGGGTCATTGATGAGTTCCTCCGAATCTGGGAGGGCGATCGTTTTTGATTTTTTCTTGGCCATTGCTGACTACCCCACATAGATGCCGGTAGGCACGCTTGAGAGCACTTTCTCACTAGATTCCTGAATTGCCGAGCTTTGGTCGGCCAACTGGATATAAGTGGTTTCGTCCAAAATGGTCTTCAACTCATCGCGCAATGCTGTCATCTCTGCTGCGGCTTGGCTGAGCAGATCTGCTGCATTTAGATTAACACTTTCTCCCGGAATGGGCACTGTAGCAAATTTTCCACGTATTTGTCCTAACATCTCTTTAGTAAGCGCTAAAGCAAAACGCCGAATCCACTGCTTACCAATAGAGTTAATCTTTTCGTAGGGAATATTCTGAAAGGGAAGCGTATTAAGGTTGTTGACACCCTCGCTCCCCGTCTTCCCACGGGGCGAATCGTCCCAGGGATTATACTGGTTCTCAATAGTAAACTCTACCCAGAAGTTGTTCGGACTTGTGCCATCAGGTTGAGGGAAAATTCTTAAATTATTATCGTGTATTTCATAAGAATAGTGTGAAACGCGCGTCCAGAGCGCATCCTCATAGGCCATGGCTTGCAACTTGTTTTGCCACGTTGGAACGATTTCAAATGTAGAGTCATCAGCATACTGACCATAAGTACGCAAATTTCCTACCACTGAAAATCCACCGTAATACCCATAAAACCTCCACATTGCGCGAGGGGTCTTAAAGTATACTTTGCGTACCACAATCCGCTTATCCAAGACTTGACCTGCATAGTAAGCAGTCGCACTCGTGGCCGAAGAAGCGGAAATAATGGCCTGAAGATCATAGTCCTGCTTGTCCACCACCCTCGGTACCGAAGCAGAATAGATAGGGACGGTCCCCCCCATACCAGTTTCTGTGGACATTTGCTCAGAAACCCGGCGGACATATCCATAATCATATTTAGGATAGCGCAATGCCACTTCCGATCCCGAAAGAGCCTCGCCGGCCTTGATTTGTCCATCAGAATTAAACGATGCTGTAGCGGCCCCCAAATAAGACGATAGAGTGTTCTTGCTTTGATGCAAGTTAACCAAATAAGAATATTCTAAAACCGCTTCTTCATAGGCAGCATATACATTCCCCTCAGCCAACTCAATATCTAATACATCACCTCCCAGTTTTTTATAAGTATATGTTACTTGGTCAGCCGCACCAGACAAAAAGTCTGCCGATGTAGCATACACCCCAAATGGCAATGTTGCCGCGACGCTGGTAATTGTCCCCGCGGCCGGCAAAACATTAAGATTGGTGGTTGATGCTGGACTTAGTTGTGGTATAGCCATGGGATCCCTCGCAATGAACTATTACTAAATAGAAAGCCCCGCCTCAAAAGAGGCGGGGCTTTTACTATTTTACCCTAACCGAGAAGAGTATTACTCTTCAAGGCCGCGGATGACGACTAGTCCATACATATCTGGACGAACCATCTTCTTGGCGTAGCGGGTCATGACACCCTTGCGAGGTACGAAGTCCTCAACGCCGAAGATAGTAGGCGTGGTCTGCAGCGGCACATAAGGTGCATACACATAGCCACTTTCAAGGAAGCTACTTCCACGTCGGCCGCAAAGGACCAAGTTACGTGGGAAGTAAGGATCGACCATAATGTCGAACTTCTTCGAAAGTGAACCAACCTTAACAGCCCCCGCGTCGCCGCGGTCGCTATCAGCAGTCACATTGGCACGGAAGCCAGCGGTGAACTCAAGGATGTTGGCAACTTCAGGTCCGCAGACGACG